TTTTGTAATGTAAGTTAGCACTTTTATCATGCATTACACCATCACAAAAACTATCACCAATTATAAAAATTCTATCAATCATTATCTGATTTTATAAACATTATATTTTGGTTTTGGTTTCCAATTCTTAAAGGTAGTTTCGATTCCATCTACAAGTGTTTTACACATATTCTTATGATTTAATCCCATTTCACCCATAAATTCTTCTCTACCTTTTAAACCTCTTTTAGTTCTTTCTTCAGATGGAATGTTATACCAATATTCAATAGCATCTGCTACATCGTAAACATCAACTTTATCATCAATAATGTAAGGAGTTGGAAGCGAACCAACCATAGTTTGAACTCTTGAAAATACAGGTTCTACCCACTCACCATGCGTTACTTTATCTTCCCATTCTCTCCAATTGTGAAGTGAACCGATTTGTTTATAATCATCTGCAGTAAAGTATTTACCAGTTGATTTCTTTTTAAAACCACATTGGTCTTGCATTCCACCTGTAACATTTACAATGATTGGTGTTCCTGCCATAACTGATTCTGCAGTTACTAATCCAAATCCTTCATTACCAGCAATGTTGATAGTACAATCTGAAAGGTTATATAACCAATTAAGTTGTTCTTGATTTACTCTATCTGTTGAAAATTTTATATCACAACCAGGTGCTATTCTATCGGCTACAGCAATCAAATCAGTACCATTTTGGTCTCTTGGTGCAGTGTGCATTATTAAACACACCTTATCTTTATCTTCTTCAGGTAATCTATCAACAAATAATTTAAATGCCCAAATTACATCCGATGGTTGTTTTCTTTTGATGTTTCTATTCATCCAAAAGAGAACGAACTTATAATCTTTATCACCAAGTAATTGTTTTCTAAAATCTTGTGGTACTTCTACTGGTTTGTATGTATCTGAATTGATTCCATGAGGAACATACGATACTTGCCAATCTTCTAATGGTTTAATTGTTTCTGAATCAATCTTACCAACTCTACTTACGATACCATAAGTTTGTCTTGAAATACACCCTAACCAATCACATGATTCATAATAATCTCTATTATAATGTGGGTCTGGTAGGTCATCCCAAATATGGTAGAATAAAATTGGAATGTTTTGTCTTAGTTCGGCTTCCATTTCATATAACCATCTCCAATATCTTGGGTCTGTAAAGTGTAGGATTGCATCTGGTTGATGTCTCATTATCAATTCTCTTAGAATATTAGCATCACCATATCCAGTCCAAGGTATTAATTTTAGTGAAGCATCTTTTACACCACTCATTTTTCGAGCATCTTCTCCTAAATCTATTTCTTTACCTTTATCGGGATGATTTACTGCTGCACCTAATTGAATCCAATCATAGTGTTCAAATGTTCCGAAAACTAATTCTTTAGATACTGTTGCGATACCAGATGACATTCTTAAATCATCTGATAATAAGAGTATTTTCTTTTTTGCCATTAACCTTTATTTAAATTGTTCTAAATCTTCTGTAATTGTTTAACTTAACTCTTGTAGATTTACCTAAAAAGTGTTTTGTTTTAACTCTATCATTAAACTCATTACGAGTTTGGTTAAGTTGTGTGTTACCGTTATCTTGTTTGTTCATAATTAAAACGCGGAACCGCTTTCTTGTAGATTTTCGTAATTATTTATTTCTGTTCTAAAATCTTCATCCTCAATGTACTTATCTACTGACCTATTTACTAACTTTTGTAAAGTAATATTTGAATCAAAAGATATTTTTTTAAATTTTGAGTATAGATTTTTAATAATTTTTACTGTTGTAAGTTTTGTATCTGCCATAACTCGTGTTTATTATTTTATATAAATATATAAATATTTAAAAAACACATCAATTCCATGCAGAACACAATCCTCTTTCCTTGAATTCACACCACTTACAATGGTTACCTTTATTATGTGGAAAGTGAGTTTGAATAATCTCACCACCTTCACCAAATACAGAATCTACAAAATCAGTAAAACCTTTCCATGCTTTGTTTATAGAAGGTTTACCATTAGCAGGTACAAACTTTGAGATTCGTGGTATGGGAAATTCGTAATCTTCGTTTATTTTTCTTTTTAGTATTTGATATTCTACTTTGATTTTATCTAATGGAATATCATACTTTTGTGAATAGAACTTTTTGTAAAGTAACATCTGAGATGTTTTTACCTTATCGTTCTTTTGATATTTTGACCAACCTCTTGTTGAAGTTTTTAAATCAATGATAATATATTCTTGAGTTGTTTTATCTTTAAGAAGTACATCAATGAAACCAAAAAAGTTTACACCTGGCTTTACCTCAGCGTTTAAAACTTGTTCAATTGCCACAAGTTCGAATCCACTCTTAGAATAAAGTTTATCTAATTTTTTTGTAAAGTAAGAAAGTATCAATTTACCATCTTGAAAGAACTCTTCAATTTCTTCTTGGGTACAAGGATATCTACCCTCCATCTTTTCTTTTTCTTTAGTAAAATGTTCTACGAGTTGTTTGTATAAAAGGTTTTCAAGATTTATTTGTAGTGCTTGTTTCTTAGATACATTATACATTACATCCAAAAAGTGTTGGATTGTTTCGTGCATCGAAGAGCCGAAAATTGTGTGGATGTTTGCTGAGGATGTTCCCAACTTATCAATATAATTTAGTTTATATTGTTCTTGACAAGTTGAATACATTCCATATTGTGAGTAACTAACTTTAGCCATATTTTATATTTTAATCAAACCATTGAGAACGGTCAGTCTTAACATTCTTTACACCATTCTTCTTTAGAACATCATGTTCTTTTTCTTTCCACATTTTATGTTGAACCTTATCAAAAGCTTCATCTTCATTCTTTTTACCAATTTCTTCAGCAAACTTTAGTTCTTTATCTGTTAATTTTCTACCTTTATTTGCCGCATCTAATGCTGCAAATCTTTTCGTATGATAAGAACTTAGTGGTTTAGTGAATTGTTTGAGATAAGCAGTTTTACCATCAAGATACTCTAAGAATGCATCGAAATCATCTTTTCCTAACTTATCTAATTCTTCATCTGAAAGTGGGTTGTTGTGGTCGTATTTCATATCTTTTATTTACTATGTAAATATACGAAAAAAAATCGAGAAATCCAAATTTTTATACCTTTAATTTTAAATAATCTACAAGTTTTCTGTAAATAAGTAGATGAGCGTTTCTATCAGGATGTTGTCTATCAAATAAAAAGTAAATATCATGTCTAACATCATCCCATCTTTTTAATTGTTCTTCTAAGTAATCAAGATACTCATATTCTGCATTATCTGGTAATTGTTTTGTTACAAGTAATGGTAGAATCTCGTGTTGTTTTTTATCTGGTGTTAAAAATTCAATTATAGAAGGTATTGGTGATTTCAAATTTGGAATATTTTCAATTAAAGAAGTATCAATTTTTGATAATCCACCAAGTAATATAATATTATCGTGATTTAATTTTGATAATTCGTTTATAAAATATCTTTCAGTTTCTTTATATGCTTTAATTAAATCTGATTTATTTGTTATTTTATGTAAATGAAATCTACATGCTCTTAAATAATCAGTAACAAATATTATTACATACTTGTATTGTTTAATATTTTCTTCTTCTTTGAGATTATTTAAAATATCAAAATTTGAACCTGCAGGAACTGATGAGTTTACAACATGATACCTTTTATTTAATTCATGTGTATCTGTATTAAATTTTAAAAAATACTCTAAACCACCATGAGATATAGGACTTTCTGGCTGCCCAAACCATTCACCACGCCCCCAACTATCTCCAGATATAAGTATTTTTTCCATTACACTTTTAATTTTAGTTTAGTTATTTGTTTTTTATCAATACCATACTTTTCACAAATATACTTTATATTTTCCCTACCTTCTCTTGTTGAGTAAAGTATTTCACAATAATCTTCAGCCTCTTTTGTAGAACATTGAAAATCTTCTCTAATCAGTTCTACTAAAAAAGATTCATATTTGTTATCTTTTTTACCTTTAGTATATTTTAAAAAGTATCTACCTTTTGGAATGATTCCAATTAGTGAAAGATATAATTGTTTGGGTTCTAATACTTGTGTATAAGGTTGTATTTCTGAAAGAACTTCTATCCAATCAGGATTCATAGATAAGAAACGATGAATCATATAATTACTCCATGTTTTCTTATCACCCTCTTCAAGTTTATCCCAATAGTTTGGGTCTTGAAATTGTGTAACTGCTTTGATGTGGTCGAATAATGTTTTACTTGCCATTAATCTTCCATTTTTAATCCAGCTGGTAAAAGTTCATTTAAAACTTCACCACAATCCCCACATAGGAATAGTTCAACTGGTAACATTTCATCTTTTGGTTTACCTGTTAAAAGTTTTGGTACTCTTCTAAAAGAGAATCCTTGAATGAATATTTCACCACCACACTTTTTACAACCAACTGGTTCAGTTTTTGTAACATCTAATGGTTTTTCTTCTGTTTGTACAGGTTGTCCACCCGCTCCGATAATCTGTGCCATAATCTATTTTAGTTTAGTTTACAAAGATACTATAACTATTT